CGCCTCGTATTGGCTCAAGCAGGGGCTGTGGCCGATTGCGGGTAACGTCGCGCCGGGGACGTTTGCTATATTTGCGATAGGCGGCTCCACCACCACTACCAACAAATACACTTATTCAGGCGACGTAGTCAGCGCAGCTACAGCAACAACAGTGGCTTCTGCGAATGGTTCAGCGGCAGGAAGCAGCACGGTAGGCATCTTTGCGCTGGGAAACACCACCACCACTCGCAACAAATACACCTACTCCGGCTGTGTCGTCAGTGCAGGCGGCGCTGCAACGGTAGCGTCGGCAGTTGGCTCTGCTGCTGGTAACAGCACGGTTGGCATCTTTGCGTTGGGCTGCACGGCGGGCTGCACTCGCGTCACTACCCGAAACAAATACACTTATTCTGGTTGTGTTGTGAGCGCAGGCGGTGCGGCTACTGCGGCTAGTAGATCAGGTTCCGCTGCCGGTAACAGCACGGTTGGCATTTTTGCGCTTGGGAACACCGGCAGTGCTGTCACCACTCGCGATAAATACACTTACTCAGGTTGTGTTGTCAGCGCAGGTGGTGCGGCAACGACGGCGTCCTTCCAAGGCTCAGCCGCAGGCAACAGCACGGTTGGCATATTTGCGCTGGGGAGTGCTGCAGGAAGTATCTTAACCACCCGCGACAAATACACCTACTCTGGTGACGTTGTCGGCGCAGGAGGCGCGGCAACAGTAGCTTCCCGCCGAGGCTCAGCCGCCTCGAACGGCACAACCGGCGTGAACATGTAAGGAGACCCCATGATCGAGCAGCTCATCAGCCGGGTCTTCTACGCCCGCAACCTCGCGCACTACGACCACTGGCGCACGAAGAGCTACGCCCAGCACAAGGCGCTGGGCAAGTTCTACGATGGCGTCATCGAGGCGCTCGACGCGCTGGTCGAGGCGCATCAGGGCCTCAACGGCCTGATCGGCAGCATCCCCTCGCCGACCGACACCAAGGGCGACAGCCTGAAAATCCTCAAGGCCGACGCCGAGTGGATCGAAGCCAACCACGAAGAAATCAGCGGAGGCAACCGTGCGGTCGCGAACCTCATCGACAACGTCACGGGCATCTACCTCACGACGATCTACAAACTCGAAAACCTCAAGTGACGCGGTGATGAGCCCCGAGATCCTCACCGTCAAGCTGGAGGCGCTCCACAGCGACGTGTCCGAGATCAAGTCGGCGCTCGACAAAGTCTCCGAGGCGATCACCAAGCTGGCGCTCGTCGAGCAACAGCAGAACCAGATCGCCTCGTCACTGGAGCGCGCCTTCAAGGCGATCTCCAAGCTAGAGGACAGGCTCGTTTCGCTTGAGCAGGCTACGCCAACCGTCACTGAGACGGCCAAGTGGGTTGATCGCGGCCTTGTCGCCCTTGCTGGCGCGGGCGCAGTCCTCGTCGGCAAGTCATTCGGTTTCGGCTGACGCTGTTATTCCGGCGCGGTCGTGCTATAAGGAGCCGTCATGGCTACTACGATGACCTTCACGACGCTCCAGCAGGACGTGCGGCGCTATCTTGAGCGTGGCACAACCTATGCGTCTGACCCGGTTGTATTCGAGCAAATCCCGCGGCTGATCAATCTGGCCGAGCGCCGCATCGCGCGCGAGCTGAAGATCCAAGGCTTCATCAACGTCGTGAGCGGCACGCTGCAGACGGGCGTGTCCGTGTACGCCAAGCCCGACCGCTGGCGCGACACGGTCAGCATCAACATTGGCACCGGAACCAACAACAACACGCGCAAGGTTCTGTTCACACGCGCCTACGAATATCTCCTGAGCTACTGGCCAGATCGCACCGCCACGGATCAGCCCGAGTACTACAGCGACTACGACTACAGCCACTGGCTGTATGCGCCGACGCCCGATGCGGACTACCCCTTCGAGGTGCTGTACTACGAGCTGCCACCGCTGCTGGACGACGCCGTGCAGACCAACTGGCTGACCGAATATGCGCCGCAGCTCTTGCTGTACGGCACGCTGCTGGAGGCGACGCCCTTCCTCAAGAACGATGAGCGCATCCCCGTCTGGCAGAACATGTATGATCGTGCGGCCGCGATGCTGAACGGCGAAGATCTCGCCAAGATCCTCGACCGTGCGTCGGTTCGGAAAGAGGCGTGATGTACACTCTGTACAAAATAACGTGCTCCGCCAACGGCAAGGTGTACATCGGTTACACGTCGAAGACGGCCGATGAGCGTTTTCAGACCCATTTGCTAAACGCAAAGTGGAAGCGCAAAACTGCGCTGTATGATGCTATCCGCAAGTATGGCTCGGATGCGTTTTCCGTCGAGACTGTTTTGACGTGTGACGACCATAGTTCTGCGTGCAAACATGAAATCCAACTGATTGCAGCGTTGGGCTGCTTGCTGCCGGCTGGGTATAACATGACCCAAGGCGGTGACGGCGTACCGCTTACTGCGGAGCATTGGCGGCGTATTGGAGAGCGAAAGCGCGGCGTGTGTTCTCCTAAGCAGTTGGCGGCTAACCGCCGCCGCGTAGGCCAGAAGGTTTCTGAAGAGACGCGCGCAAAATTGAGTGCGGTTCGGAAAGGCCGCAAGCAAACGCCAGAGCAAGTAGCCAAGCGGGCTGCGGCGTTCCGAAAAACCATAGACGCTCAAATCGCAGCAGGAGAAAGAGCCCCGTTACGGGAGCGCAAACTTGCCTCTGGGTGTGTGGCCAAACTTCCGCGCAGCAAAAGGCCTCGCGTATGGACAGACGAAGATCGTGCCCGCGAACGCGCAAGGGCGTTTGCTCAGTGGACGCCGGAAGCTAGACAAGCCGCTAAAGAGCGCGCCATTAAACAATGGACGCCAGAAGCGCGTAAAAAAGTTTCTGAGCGGAAGGTGGCGCTGTCTGCTAAAAGAAAAGCTGAAAGGTCTGCTGCATGACCAACACCTATACACAAATATTTGGTGGCACGACGATCTACCCGTCGGATGTGTCGTATCTGGCGCTTTCGCTGACGGCCGACACGGCGCTGGACTGGCCGCTTGAGAGCAACACGCTCCTGCGGCCGGCGGCGCGCATCATCGACGTGACGCCCACTGGCGTCTACTCGATCCTCATGCCGCCGGCCGACCAGACCGGCACCGGCCAGACCGTCCTGTTCAACAACCTCGGCCCGCAGAGTGTCACCGTCAAGAACAGCGTGGGCGGTACGCTCCTGTCGATGGGGCAGGGCGAGCAGTGGCAGATATACCTGACCGACAACACCACTGCGGCCGGTTCGTGGCGCGTGTTCCGCTACGGCGCAGCCACGGCGCAGGCGCAGGCCTCCGCGCTGGCCGGCTTCGGCCTGACGGCGACCGGCTCGACGCTCTCGCAGTCCACGCCCGTCACGATCCTCAACACGAACTACACGGCTGGCGGCTCCGACCGCGCCACGATGTTCGTCTGGTCGGGCGGCCTCGGCACGCTGACGCTGCCGACAGCGGCGGGTGTCGGTGGTGACTATTTCATCGCCGTCCGCAACGGCGGTTCTGGCAACCTCGTCATCGACCCGCAGGGCGCTGAGACGATCAACGGCGCAGCGAACTTGACCCTCGCGCCCGGTGACAGCGCCACGGCGGTGACGGACGGCACGAGCTGGTACACGCTGGGCCTCGGCCAGAGCGCGGTGTTTGCGTTCGACTACACGTCCATCAACCTCGCCGGCCTGAGCGGCAACTACACGCTGAGCGGCGCGGAACTGAACCGCATCGCCTACGAGTTCACGGGCGCGATTGTCGGTAACATCGACATCATCGTGCCGAAGACGACCCAGCAGTACTGGGTGACGAACAGCACGACGGGCGGCTCGTTCACCCTGCGCGTCAGGACGAACACGCAGTCGCCGGGTGTGCTGGTCGCTCGCGGCAGCCGCGCCATCCTCTACTGCAACGGTAACGACGTTGTTGACGCCGAGACGGGCGGCATTGCCACGCCGGTCGCTGTTGCCGACGGCGGCACGGGCGCAACAACGGCGGCCGGCGCTCGGATCAATCTGGGCGGCACCACCGTCGGCATCGGCGTCTTCACGGCTGTTGATCAGGCGGCGGCGCAGGCGGCCATCGGTGTCACCAGCGGCGGCGGTGACACTGCGGCCATCGTATTTGCGGTGGCGCTGGGGTAATGGCCGAGCGCATCGTCCAGATACGCTCGCAGCCGGGCATCAAGCGCGACGGCACCAAGTTCGAGGGCGACAACTACGTCGACGGGCAGTGGGTGCGCTTCCAGCGTGGCCTGCCGCGCAAGATCGGCGGCTACCGCGCGATCAGCAAGTATCTGCGCGAGATCAGCCGCGCGATGAGCGAGTTTACGCAGGACAGCCTGACTTACGTCCACAGCGGCTCAGCCAACCTCGTTGAGCGCTTCTATATTGACAATGGCTTCAACACGTCCGTCATCACCAACCGCACGCCGTCAACGCTGGCGACTGACCCGAACAACATGTGGCAGTTCGACGCCATCGCGGCGCCGGGCCTCGGCGGCATGCAGCTTGTCGCGCAGGTCGCGCCGAACCTCGAGTGCATCTGCAACAGCCTCGGCGGCCAGCTTTTCTTTGGCGACCTGTTTGGCACTGCGCCGCTGCAGCCGATTACCAACCTGCCGGCCGGCTACAGCGCCACCGGGGGCGTGGTGGTGCTGCACCCGTACACGTTCATCTTCGGCAACGACGGCTATGTGGCGTTCTCGGTGGCGGGCGATCCGACGGACTACACCAGCCTCGGCTCCGGCGCGGCGAACATCGCCTCGCAGAAGATCGTGCGCGGCATCGCCCTGCGTGGCGGGCCGGGCAACTCACCGTCTGGCCTGTTCTGGTCGGCCGATGCGCTGGTGCGCGCGTCGTTCATCGGCGGCGCGCCCGTGTTCCAGTTCGACACCATCAGCACGCAAAGCTCGATCCTCGGCGCGAACACGGTCATCGAGTACGACGGCATCTTCTACTGGGTGGGCACCGATCGCTTCTTAATGTTCAACGGCGTCGTGCGCGAAGTGCCGAACAATCTCAACCTCAATTATTTCTTCGACGGCCTCAATCAATCGCAACGCCAGAAGGTGTTCGCCATGAAGGTGTCGCGCTTTGGCGAAATCTGGTGGTGCTATCCGCGCGGTGACGCCATCGAGCCGTCGCACGCCGTCATCTACAACGTCCGCGAGAATACGTGGTACGACTGCGAACTGCCCAACGGCGGCCGCAGCGCGGCGGTGTCGCCGACTGTGTTCCCCAAGCCGATCATGACGGGCGTCGTGCCGAGCATCGCCCCAGATCAGGTGCGCGTCACTGAGGCCGACGACACGCGCATCACGGAGACGGACGACAACGTGCGCGTCACGGAAGACAGCGGCGTCGATCAGTACCGCCTGTGGGTACACGAGGTGGGCGTTGACGACATCGACGGTCTCAACCTGCAGCCTGTGCTGAGCTACTTCGAGACGGCCGACCTGTCGCTGCCGGTATCAAGCCAAGAGAACAAGGCGCTGCAGGTGCTGATGATCGAGCCGGACTTCGTGCAGAGCGGCGACATGACGATGCAGGTGACGGGCCGCGCCAACGCCAAGGCGCCCGAGGTGTCAACGGAGCCGCACACCATCTACGAGACGCCGCCGACGCCGCAGGATCAGGTTGTGTACTTTAAGACGCAGCGCCGCGAGTTGCGCTTCCGCTTCGAGAGCAACACGCTCGGGGGCGACTACCAAATGGGCTTGGTGCTGGCGCACATACAGCCCGGCGATGGAACCGTGATTGGATGATCGACCCGCGTGGCATGGGTTTGATTGATTGGGCCGATAGCGTTATACTGTCGGTTGGCGATGCGTGGGCGTTTGGTCGGCTTGACGACGAGAACGACTGGCAGGGTTGGGCTACAGGCTTTTTGAAGGCGTCACCCTTTTCAACACGCGCTGTGCCAGACCCATATCAATTTGATGACTGGCGCGAGTGGGCCATGCGGGTCTACCCGCTGCTCGAGGGACAAGGCTGATGGCTAACGGCGAAGACAATCTGATGGGTGGCTTGAATGCTGCGCTTACGCCAGAACAACTTGCGGGATTGCAAGCAAGCGGCGCCTTAATGCAGCAGCGCTTGCAGGCGGCGATGGACCCCAATCGCACGGCCGCCTTCGATAAGTACGTTGCTGATCAGGCCGCAAAGGGTGTTGAGGTCGCCTCTACCTACACTGGTGGCGGCGGCCCACTCGGCAGTGGCGGCGTATTCGGTGTAACCGATTTTGCTCCAGCTTTTGATCCGACAAACCCGGCAGGTACTACGGGTCAGGTAGTTCGCTTTGATCCGGGGCGAATGAACGCGCCGGTCGTTTTTCAGCCCGGCCAGCAGTATGTGCTGACCGACGCCTCTGGCGAGGGGGTCATAGGCCGCGCTTCTTCGGTGGAGGAGCTACAGAAGCTCGCCGCCGCTAAAGAAAATATGCCCTACGGTTTTCAGTTGTACCGTGCGGACGAGCAGGGCCAGTATCAACCCGGCACGCAGCTTTTCGGCGAGACAGATCCGCGTACTAAAGGATTTATGGGGGCTATTGTAAATTACGGATTACCAATTGTAGCAGGTATCGCCACTGGAGGAGCCAGTTTGATACCTGCAATGGCGGCCTCTGCCGCTGCGTCAGGTGCCGCTAGACTGATGACCGGATATACACCGGAAGACGCAGCAAAAGCCGCAGCGATTGCAGCTGCTACAAGAGGCGTGATGAAAGGCACTGGCCTTGAAGACACCCTAAGTAATTTCTTAGGTGGCGGCGCTTCGGGCGTCAGCCCCGGCGAGGCAGCAGCGGCCAAACTTGGTTATGCAGGCGGCCTGCTCAATAAGGCTGGCATCCTCACTGACGTTGCCGGTAACGTTGTTGCGACAGGTGTTGGAACGCCCGCTGCCGTCCTAGCGGGTAATGTTGCCGGTGGCGCGCTCCAGACGGTAACAGGTTCCCTTGGATCAGCCATCGCTCCGGCTGTCATTGGCGCAGGCACTAGCGCCATTCTTGGCGCTGGTACAAGCGGCCCGCTGACTACGGTTACGGGCACCTCACCAAACGCTAATATTGGCGCCGCTCTGCCCGCCGTAGTGGGCACGACGCCGGTATTGGGCACCGGCACTGTAGGCCAACAAGCCGTCGTTACTGGGCAGACAAACAAACCCGCTGAGATCGGCGGCGCTCTTCCCGCCGTGGTAGGTACAACGCCCGTCATGGGCGCAGGCACGGTCGGCCAACAGGTTACTGTCTCCGGCCAGACAGACAAACCCGCTGAGATCGGCGGCGCTCTTCCCGCTGTAGTAGGTACGACACCGGTATTGGGCACTGGCACGGTCGGCCAACAGGTCACTGTCTCCGGCCAAACAGACAAACCCGCTACTATCGGGGGTGCTCTTCCTGCTGTGGTGGGCACAACGCCGGTATTGGGTACCGGCCCGGTGGGCCAACAGGTAACTGTCACCGGGGAGACAGACAAACCCGCTGAGATCGGCGGAAAGCCCACCGACCTCCTTGCGCCTGTAATCGGCGAGTTCGTGGCATCCGATATCGTTGGGGGCGGCGAGTCCCTCGAGCAAGAGCAAGCCGAGAAAGACGACAAGGGCGGCCCCGGCACCATCGCCAAGGTCACCGGCGGCCTCGCCATCCTCGACGCCCTGAGCAAGCTGCTCGGCGGCACGCGCGGCGGCACCGGCGGCACTGGCACCGGCCTCGACTCGCTCGCGCCGGTATTCCGCGCCCAACTGCCGGCGCCGCGCGGCCAGTTCGCGCCGTCAGCGCTCACCCAGCGCGACCGCAGCGACATCGACTATGCGCGCTACGGCTACGGCCCGGCGCGCTCGTTCTTCAACTACGTGCCCGAGACAGCGGCTGAGCGCGCGGCCTTCGCCGCCGCGGCTGCACCGGCACCGCGCGTGGGCGTTGGCTCTGTGTTCAGCACGGGCGCTGCGCCGGTTGGCGCGACGACCTCGGTGCTCAGCAGTAGCCTCGACATGCTGCGCGCAGCCATGCCGGGCGCGTCGGACGCCGAGATCGAGGCCTTCTTGAACACGCCCGAGGGGCGGCAGGCACTCACCATGATCTTCGAAAACATGGGTGCGCAGCCCCGCGCCAAGGGCGGCAAGATGGGCGGCGACGGCCGGGGCCGCGAGAGCTTCGCCGTTGACGGCGTCGGCACCGGACGCAGCGACGAGATCCCGGCGCTGCTCAGCGACGGCGAGTACGTCATCGACGCCGAGACCGTGGCCATGCTGGGCGACGGGTCGAGTAAGGCGGGCGCCAAACGCCTCGACGACTTCCGCGTCAAAGTCCGCAAACACAAAGGCCGCAACTTGGCCAAGGGCAAGTTTAGTGCTAATGCTAAGCGGCCCGAGCGCTACCTCTCTGGGGGACTCGTTTAATGTCGTTTCTGGACTTCCTGACTGAAGGCAAAGCGCCGCAGGCTGTGCCCGTCTCCTCGATGGAACAGTCCGTGCTGCCCGATTGGTACACGAACTACGCGATGGACATCCTGTCCAATCAGCAGGCGCTCGCCAATCGCGCCTTCCCGCTGTACCAAGGCCCGCGCATCGCCGACTTCACGGCCCTGCAGCAGCAGGCCTTCGAGCAGGCGCCGCAAGCGGCGCAGGCATACCAGCCGTATCTGCAGCAGGCATCGCGGAGCGCCGCCGACGTTACGCAGCAGTTCATGAACCCGTACACGGAGAACGTCGTCAACCGCATCGGCCAACTCGGCACGCGCACGCTCAAGGAGCAGGTGCTGCCGGGCATCGAGGGCGAGATGATCCGCGCCGGCCAGTTCGGCGGCACGCGGCAGGCTGAGTTGACCGGCCGCGCCATCCGCGACGCCATGGAGGGCATCTCGGCCCAGCAGTCTCAGGCGCTGGAGCGCGGCTTCGGTCAGGCGCAGCAGGCGGCGCAGGGCGAACTGACACGTCAGGGCGGCTTGGCACAGACGGCGCAGCAACTCGGCCTGACGGGCGTTGGTGCGCTGCAGCAAGCTGGCGGCATGCAGCAGGCCCAGACGCAGCGCAACCTCGACCTCGCCGCCGCCGACTTCGAGCGGCAGTTCGCTTACCCGCAGGAACAGGTCAAGGGCATGATCGGCGCGCTGCAGGGCGTCGCGCCGGCGGTGCCAAAGGGCGCGACCAAGGTCGGCATGGAAGTGCCGGGCGCGATGAGCCCGTCGCTGCTGGCCTCGCTCGGATCGACGTTCGCGACGATCAAGGGCTTTGAAAACCTGTTCGGGGGCGGCTGATGGACGAAGACGAAGATATCGGCGCCCTCCCGACAGGCGAGAGCATTGCTGCGCTGATGACGCCCGGCCTGTCGGTTCCGGTGGCGATGAAGGGCGTGCAGAGGGCGGAAGGTGTCCAGCGCAAGCAGATGCAGGCCAATCTGGACTTGATCAACGCCGCCCGCGCCGACCTGCGCAATAAGCGCGTCGGCCCGTCCGACGCCGAGAAGTGGTTCGCGATTGCG